GAAGCGCTCAGGCGCTTCTTCCTTCCATTGATTCAATGCGGCGGAAATATCCTCTTCATCAATGAGAGAAGCCTCATCAATATCAGCAAGAATGAGACCGCTTGTTTTCAATGGTTCAATTGCGTCTGTTTTACTGCTGACCATTTTTGCAGGCCCCTTACGCTCTGGGTCAGGATCGGCGACACGTTTGCGACGCACGATGGTTTGACGCTCTTCTTTGCTCATGGCTTGAGCTTTTGCCTGTGGAAGACACTTTGGCTTACCTTCCTTTTCTTCACGAGCGCCGCAAGGGCCGAGGATTTCACCATTAGCTCCGATTCTCACCCATTTTTCCTTGAACCATTTGTCGAGATCATCTGCATGTAAATCGCCTTCATCGCTTTTGAAGGCGCCACTTAAAGAGCCATGCTTTTTCTTGTACATCTGCTTGTACTGTTGCACAACATATCCGCTTGCATAAGCAGAAGGCCATACTTTGAACTTAGCCTTCGCAGCACTCACAGCACGGGAATGAAGCTCTTCATCCGTAAACTTCACATCGCCACGAATTTCTTCAAGATCGCGAGGCAAGAAAAGCCCTGCGGCGGAGTCTTCTACTTCCCGACTTCCATCCATAGGAAGCGTGCCGTTTTCTTCATTTAAAGGATCACGGCCACCAGGAGGAACAGCTAGACCTTCACCCCCAGATTGAGTGGAGCCACCCCCACCTTGAGTGGGAAGCTGGCGAATGACAGAAGGATCCAGAGTAAGCTCCATGCTCCACTCAGAACCGCCGTAACGGGCGTCCGCCACTTCCTTGGGACTCAGTACGCCAAGTTGAATGTAACGGCCATCTACAGCCGCCACGCGAGCCCTTACGTCAGCCATTTCGCGCTCATTCAGCTCGAACAATGGATTGAAGGAGATGCGCCACGATTCAGGAAGCTCGCCTTTTGTCGGGCCGTCCTTGCTCAGCATGATGTATTCCATCAGCTTCTTGACAGGGCGCTTGAAATGCGTGCCTTGATAATCCGCCAAGGTTTTTGCAAAATCACGCTCTTCGCTGCGACCAGTGGAGCCCAGGCCGCCAGGACTTTCACCAAATAGAACAGTATGAGGAATTTTGCTGGCGCCAATAATATCCACGCGAAGCTTTTCAAGGATTTCTCCAATGCCACCAAAGTTGCGACTAATAAATTCAAGCTCTTCCTTTTCAGCGTCAATCGCGTAGCCACGATAAATGCTCTTGCTCATGTCATTCACTTGCAAGCGATCACGAATGGAGCTTTCTTTCCCAGCCGCAAGCATTGCTGCTAAGCCCCTCACTTTATGAACAAAAATATCAAATTCAGTGAGAAGAGTTGCTGCAGAATTGAGGCCAGTCCAGTAATGACGGAAGCTGTCATAAACAGTTTGCAAACTGCTCATACCCCAACCATAGTTACGTTGCCTAACGCGATAAGGCAACCAGTCACCATCAAAGCGCAGAATCCTATCTTTGTGAATATAAGAAAGCGTGGGCTCGTTAATTAAATCTCCAGAGATGATCTGATAATAAGTGGCTTTTGAATAGTCGTATAAGTTTTCTTCGTTGATAACTGGTGCAATTTGCCATCGATCAAGGCATTCAATTTCTTCAATGCGACGGATGTTACGTTTATCGACAGGCATGTAAGCGGGACGCCCATCGTCAATAAAGAGAAGTAGACAAGCACCCCCATAAAGGCGGGAGTTTTTGGCTGCGAGGTTGAGCTGTTCAAGAATGTAGAGGTCTTCAATCGTTTGTTCAATGCCTTGTACTTCTTCGGCTCTTACGCCATCACCACCGAACAACACTTTAAAGCCCTTTCGCGTGGCTTGATCTGCGTAAATGTCGACAATGCGACGAGGAAGCCATTCTCCATAGAGATTTTCAAGATCTTCTTGCGGCAGGAAAACAGTGGCAGTAGTTTTGGTGTACTGACTCTTGTCGCGGCCAGTGCCCATGCCAATTAGCACGTTTTGAAGGCCGTCTGCGCGAATGCCACCTGCCGTGGCGTGCCCTAAATCAATTGCTTCGCCTTCCATAACCAATGCTAATGGCTAAGTTGTATTGCTTTCAGTCTAATTCCTGGATACATTGTCCGTAGAAGCTAGCCATTATGGACTGGTTGATGCCCCTCACTTTCGCTTTCACGCCCGATCAGCGGCAACGCGCTCGCGACGAAGCTTTTCGCCGTCAAGCTGTCAACGAAAAGCAAGGCAGAAAGGGCAGGAACAATGGAGCCGAGAATGGCGAGTTGGCTCTGCGTCATCATTTGCTCGGCGCTGCTGGAGAAATGGCCGTAGCCGTAATGCTCGGCATGGAAAACAAGCTCTACCAAGAGACAGAAGCAAAACGCGGCTCCGCAGATCTTCCTCCAAATATTGACGTTAAAACTCGCTCTAAGCATTACTACGATTTAATAGTGCAACTAGATGAAAACCCAGATAAGATATTGGTGCTTGTCACAATTGAAAATCGCATTACTCTCATCCATGGCTGGATAAAAGCTGCTGATGCGATGAAGGAGCAATGGAAAAAAGACCCAGCGGGAGGGCGCCCTGCGTACTTTGTGCCTAAAACTGAACTACTTTCCCTATCTTTGTTGAAGCACAAGTGAACCTTACTTGCAGTCAATTTGCTAAACATGCTCTCGGTTTAGAGCTTTATCCAGCGCAAGCTCGCATTTTGGATGAATTCTTTCAGCCAGGCAAATCTCATGCAGTGTGGGCTTTGGGACGAAGAAGCGGCAAAACCTTGATGGCTGCCGTGGCGTGCCTCTATATGTGCTTTGTCCTGGAAGAAGAATATCGCCGCAAAGTTAGAAAAGGGGAGCGATGGTATGTGGTGACGGTGGCAAACAGCCAAGACCAGGCTCGCATTGCTCTTAACAACATCCGCCAACTAATCATTGAAAGCCCCTTCGCCCAAGAGATTGTTCGCGAAACCGCTGACATCATTGAACTCAGTAACAATTGCGTATTTAAAGCCATCCCTACATCAGGCCGTGCTGCTCGTGGTCTTGCTTGCGCTGGTGCAGTGTTTGACGAACTTGCATTTGCTACTGAAGGCGATGCAAATAGTGGAGGGCGTGGCATCTATGACGCACTATCCCCCGCCATCGCTCAGTTCGGAGGCAAAGGACGCATCCTCGAGCTGTCTTCTCCATGGCTCACGGACGGTATCTTCTATCAGCATTTCAAAGAAGCATCGTCAGGACGTTTTCCTTTCATGCAGGCAGTGAATCTTCCAACGTGGGAGATGAACCCAAATATTTCGCAAGAGTTTCTTGACACAGAGAGACAGCGCGACCCCGAAAAGTTTAAGGTTGAGTATGGAGCACAATTCGCCTCCAACCTTTCGGCGCTAGTCAATAGCGATGTGATTGATGCCTGTATTGATGATCGCCGCGCAGCATTACCACCACGCCCTGAATTCCAGGGAGCTTACGTCCTTGCCCTTGACCCCGCCCGTGGTGGCGTTGGCCGCGACGACTACACTGCTTGTATTGTTCACTACGAAAACGGCACTCTTGTCGTGGATAAGTTCCATTCGTTCGTAGCTGATTTTGAAATCAATGGAAGGAAGGAAGTGAATATCAATGCAGTGGAAGATTGGATTAAGGAACAACATCGCCTATATGTGTTTGACACCATTGTGATGGACCAGTTCAACAGTGCTGGCACCATTCAAAGCTTAGCCAGCGATTTGCCCATTACAGAACTCACTTGGACTGTTAGCTCAAAAATGAAAGCTTTCAGCAAAATGCGAGAACTTTTTAATGCAGGACAAATCAATGTCTATCGCCACGAGAAGGCAATTATGCAGCTCAAAAATTTAACAGTGGTCTATAAACCAAGCGGGCAATGGAGTGTAACTGGTGGTAAAGCCACTGGTATTGACGACTTGGCATTTGCAATGGCTGGCGCCATTCTTGCTGCAAGTAAAGACGATGATATTGGCTGGATCGAAAGCTTAATCTCCTAGTATGATTTTCAAACAATAGTTCTGTCATGAAGTGACTTATTGCAAATTAACTATGCAGGAAACCAAATTCCTCGTAGCACTATTAGAAAACGCTCCCACTAGCAAGCAAACTTCTCTCCAGCTTCTTGCTGCCGAGCATCTATACATCCCCACATTACTCCCGAAGCTCAAGGCCCATGCCAAGCGACTGAAGGAAGAGGAGCAGCTTGAACGCTCTTGGGAGGCGGAGGCTACTACTGATGACTACATGCCAGACCATGACGGCAGTGAAAGCTTAAGAGAATATGATGCCTGACCATCGTCGTGTTATGATTTCAAAGCTTTCGCGAAGCACGCTGGCCAGCGTTTTAAAAGAACAGTATCGGGGGATGCTGTTCGTTGCCACAAAATGGAGCCAAGGCTATGGGTCGACCCATGGTTAAAAGCTGTACAACGGCGGATTGAAGCCCCGCCCTCAGCACCTTTGCTCCTTACGCCCTTGTAGCAGAACTGGTTTATGCAACGGATTTAAAATCCGTAGAGGACTCTCCTCATGTGGGTTCAAATCCTGCCAGGGGCATCATGCTAAGCTGAAGATACGTTCGCTCCAGCGATGGAGTGCATGACAATGCGGCAGGGAACGGGGCCGCATTTCATCGGGAACTCTCATGAACCCCCTCGCTCTGATCAAGCAGCAGCTTGAAAAAGCTGCGCGTCTGAAAGAAGCTCAACATGCTTCTCTTGTTTATCGCGGCGTTGCCTACGTGCCTAAGCCTCACTGGTTCTGAGGCTTATTGCTGAAGACAAGAGCCCGCTACGGCGGGCTTTTCTTTTGGCCAGTGGACAATCGCATTGGCAATGATGAAGCAATTGGTAATGAGATAAGAAGCAAAAATAAACGTACGGACAATTGCCACTGTATCTGCTTCCTTATCGCAGTTACTCTCTTTGCTCCCCAGAGCCTTTGCCCACACTCTCCATAGCTTCTTCCTGCGCATAAATCCAAGCCTTTAGTTCTGTTACATACTGTCTAATGATGGCAGCTTTTTCAAGATGCCAATGGTCCATGGTTAGGAAAAATTGAGCATTGTGCCAATCAATGGCTCTCAATGATTGATAAATGATTGGGTTGAGCGGTTCACGCAGGGGCGTATTGAACGTTCGACGCTCGCTCACGACGGAAAAAGTCTTTTATATCTTCAAATGCTACTGGAGAAAAATTGTTCCTTTCTAGGCATGCATTGAAATAGCGTTTATCTACGTGCCCGTCATCAGTGAAGATTTGATGGCAATGCAAATGGCCATGTACATTGCCCGTGTAATGCCCAGAAAGGCACGATGGATGTACAGGGATGTGCGTAAAGATTAATCCGCCAGGAAAAGTGCTATCACAAGGATGGAAAAAAGCTCCTCTCACATCTTCAAAATATGGCAAATAGTCTTTCAATGCGCCCTGATCATGGTTGCCACGAACGAGAATCTTCCTTCCATTGAGACGGGCAAGAAGCTTTAACGATGCACGAGGAATGACTACATCCCCAAGATGGTAAACCGTGTCACGTTTGCCCACTTTTGCATTCCACCGTTCAATAATTGCTTCGTCCATTTCTTCACACGATGCAAAGGGACGCAATGGTTCACCATCAGGGCGAATAAAGTCAATCATCTTCGCGTGACCGAAGTGAGTATCTGACGTAACGAACGCGCTCATTATTTATATTCACCCACCACGCCAGTTTTTACAAAAGGCCGCTCAAGGCTTTCGATTAATTTAATCGTCCACTCTTCTGCTTCATTTAAATCGTTAAACACATTGCGAAAATTCCACCACCACAGCTCTTTTTCTTGCACTTCATACATTGGAATACGCGGGTCCATTACTGAAGGCTTTTGGACGATGCGAAACCGTGCCATGGTTCAATGGAGAAGAAGAATCATCATAGGACAGCCCCAGGAATCGAACCTGGCATTCTGGGCTATCTGCCCAACGTGTACCACAACACTTAACCGTCAGGGCCCCTCCTGTTTGTGCATCATCCCTAAAGACCATTTTGTTGGCGCCAACAATATGGTCCCCGTCTGGGAGCTAAGCATGGAGGGAAGTGATGGAGCAAGCGTGACTGGCCTACCGACAATCGGGCTGTGAGTTAACCAGGCGTATCCAAGCAGAGGCTTGCCCTCTATCAAAACGCAAGCCAGGAAAGGCACTCCACAACCAACGGTGGACCTCAGAACTGGCTGCACACTGCCGACAGAGCAGCAGTGGTGGTGATGCCCGATGCAAAAGCAGAGCGGGAACTCAACAAATATAGCAAAAGGCGCCCCGAAAGGCGCCTTGCTTCAAATTGGGAAGAGAGGCGAGGGGTCTCTAAGAATACATAGGAAGCGAGGTGTTCGGACTTTCAAAGAAACTAATCGCCCGACTGTTCCTGCTAACTGCCATATCAGGAGCCTTGCCCGTCCAGAACAAGCTCTTCGATTGGCGCAACCAAAAATCCTTGTTTAACCATTGATTAGACGATGCGCCAAGATCATCAAAAAGCCAAGCAGCAGTGGCGGCACGAAGCTTATCAAGGCTTTGGCTTTCTTTCTCGCCCAGCTCTTTGCTCACCATGGCATTGGCCACTGTGTGAACCCTTTCATCCCTACTGATGTCTTGCGACACAGTGCGCATACCAACGTCACCAGTTTGGCGAAAGAACGGAAGCGCCACAAAGAAAATAGAGCGCTCCATAATGCCTGCCTTCAAAATGGGATGAGCAGGATGTTCATTCCATGCCTTCAAAATGTTCATCACTTCTTTTTCAGCTTTCTCGTCCGTGCCATGGGCATCAGCCACATAGTTCAATGCATCCAAATGGCGATCTTCATCCTCCTGATTGGAACGAAGAGTTTCAATGATGCCAGGCGTTGAAGGAAGCTCGCGTTGCATGCCTTGCTCCAGCAGCTCCTTCACTGGAATCTCCAGATGGCGCAGCGCAAGCGCCTTGAATAGCGTCGCCTCGGCTCCTTCAGTGACTTTCCCCTTGGCCACGGCAACGGGCTGCCAAGAGCGCTTCTTGGTAAGCAAATTGAGATAGGGGCTTGCAACAGTCATTTCAATAAACAATGCGAAGGAAAATTGGGCAAGAAAAGGGCCGCAAGGCCCTTGTCTCATTCAGCGCAGCTAGAACAAAAACCACCGTCTAATGAACAACTTTCAGAAGCATTTTTGGCATCATCGTCGAAGCCAAACATGCTCTTGAAATCTTCATCAAGCGCGGCGTATGCGTCATCTTTACGCTGCATGTCTGGAAGAACTTGCAGGCTGTAATAGATGCTTGTCTGAGGAGATTCTAGCCAATCACGCAGGAATGCTTCATCGTAAGTGACCAAATCTCCCCAAGTATTCATGGAATAACCATGGAAAAGGCCAGTACTTTGATAAAGAGAAACAATGCCATTTGCTACTTTGAAGAAAGTTTCCCAGCCCACTTCAGCAGCAATTTCCACTTCCCCATAGTCAAAACTTTCTACGCCAAACGTGCCACTGTCGCGATCAACCATGCGCCCAATAGGAGGAGCAATTTCAGGAGCAGTGGTGAAACCACGGGAGTCAAGGTAGCGATAGGAGCACGATGCAGTGGGGGCAATGCAGAAAGCACGTTCCATGCCATACTCGCGGGCGATTTCAGCAGCAGCTCGAATGCCTTTGTCGAAAGCGTAGACGGCTTTTCCAGCCACGGTATCCGTCCAATGGTGAGACCAGGGATGGGGGTCTTCAATTAAATAGGCTTCAAGAGCATCGCCAAAGTCTTTATAACTGATGCCATGGATGGCGAGGAAATTGGCCAAACCCAGCACGCCCAAGCCAATTTGTTTGTCAATGGAAGGGGGAAGATATTCACCAGTGTCGCCAACGCCAGTATTGGGATGGAGATCAACTAGCTGTTGCATTCCTTCCGCGAACGCTCCTCCAATATTGTCAATGGTGCAAGCACCAAGATTTACGTGCTGTAACAAGCAAGTGCCACGATGCTTTAGCCAAATCTCTTCACAGACATTAGGCCAGATACGCTCCCCTTTCGCATCAAAACGCTTCTTAGTTAGCCACATATCACCATTGGCAATTGCCTTCAAAAGAGCGGCAATAAGCTCGGGCGATGCTTTATCTAGAAAATCATTATCAACAGTAATAGAGCGCTTCACCCAGGGAAGATCTTTGCGGGAAGCTTGAATAAATTTAATTGCGTCTGGATGATCATAATCAAGATGCAAAGTAACAGCGCCATTCTTAAACGCGCCGCCACGACGCAACACTTCATTCAACTTGCTGTATAAGCCAGCAAAGCTTACTGGGCCACTAGCAGTAAGGCCGCGTCCATTTTCAGAGCCTTCAGGGCGAAGCTTTGACAAATTAACGGCAGCGCCAGCGGCATTGCGAAGAGCATGTGAGACAAAGCGCCACGATGCTTCAATACCATCTGGCCCTTCCATTGAATCTTCCACTACAAACGTAGTGCAGCTAACGGCTAGGCGCCCTTCAGGATTATCCAGCCAATCCTGCACCCTACCAGTGCGTGCAATTGGCTCACATTTTGCTTTTTCTTTCAGGCTCATGAGACGACAAAGCCCCGCTCAGCGGGGCGCGATCAACCAAAGCAGGCTAGCTCAAACGGAACGATGGAAAAGGGAAATTTTCCTTTAGTCGCATAAGTTCTCAGGATCCTCGTTTGAGACCAAATCTTTAATAAACAACTTGGCTTCGTTAAGGCTACGGAAATAATGGGGAGAGCCTTCTATTGCTGCAAACCATTGAAATTCTGGCCTGCTGAAACACGGCCAAAGCTTTACGCCTCCATAGACGAAAGGTTGCCTTTCAGGAAGACCGAACATGGTAATAGCTCATAGTTTTACCACGCTAGTTCTTCTCATAAACTGCGCATGCATTATTTAATACATTCTTCAGCAAACCGCCATCCACTGTCTGAATCCTTAAGAAATTGCGAAGATTTTTAGGTTTTTGTATCACCACGATACGAAAAAGCCCACATTTTGCTCACACCACGAGATACGATAGCCGTAAGCGGAGCATCGCTTAAATTTACCAAGCGCTTCGCAAGCCAGTGCAGGCATGATTAGCCGCGCTTCTAGACCAGTGAGCCCCCAAGGCGAACGTTCTATACAAGCAGCGGAAATCAAAAGGCTTGACTAGCTGCGTTCTCTAAACCACTGAGCCCCCAAAGGGCGAAGGTCTCAGACGAGCAGCGAAAATCAAAAGCCCGCGCAAGAAAGGCTGGTCCAGCTCCTAAGTAATGGGCCGCCCATAGTGTGCGTAGCATCCAGGAAAACGCTTTTTTTGTTTTGACTATCTTTAAAAGCTTGAACGGCGGCCTTTGAGGGCCGCCTTTTTGCTAAAAACAATGGAAAGGAGAATGCGCGATCTTGTGCGTCATTACGACGGCTTGGGGCCGTCTCCATTGGAGAAGCTAATCGTCTGAAATGCCTCAAGCGGCGTCTTTCAGACTTGCTTTCGGCATAGTGCCATTAGGTTTTGCTGGCTATAGTCTTGCAAATGCTTCTTGCTAATGGCTGCCTTGTTGACAAAACGCTGCGCTAGGTGTGGCATTATTAAAAATATTGAAGAATTCAGTCTTCAAAAAGATACCCGCGATGGACGACGTTGCCATTGCAAAGAATGCACTACAAGCTACCGACGAGATAATCCAGTGATAGTGCAAACTGGCAACATGGTTAAAAATGCTCGTCAACGAGCAAAAGATAAAAACCTGGCATTTAATATTGACAATGATTACATCCGCTCAATAACCCCCTCGCATTGTCCAATTTTTAATACCAAGCTTGAATGGTCCGTTCACCGAGGTAATGGTCATCACTCTCTTCCAAATAGCCCATCCCTAGATCGCATCGATCCCTCAAAAGGATACGTGAAAGGCAATGTCTGGATAATTAGCAACAGAGCAAATACAATCAAAAGCGATGCCTCTCATGAAGAGCTAAAACTAGTCACAGAAGCCGTAGGACGCGCCATCGTTAATTCGCTTGATTGGTAGGTATAAATACTTAGGCGAAAAAAGGAGATGAAAAATTGCACCACTTTTTTTGGTGTATACCCCCGCCCCCCAAACAAAAACAGCCGGGTTACCGCACCACGGCTCAAATGTCAAGCGTTGTCACAATACGTTACAAAGTGAGTCTCAAATGAGTCTCAAGAGTTTTCCACAGCCCTGTGGAAAAGATGTTCCCTTTAGCTGCGCACAATAAAGGCCTGTCAGTACTGACAGGCCTGCGGATGATGCCACCCTAAGAGGCTACTGGCGAGCCTCCAGTGCTTCCCTAGCGGTGCTGTATGGGGCTGCGCAGCCACTAGCCAGTAGGCGACCGTATGGCGCTTCCAGGCATGCGGGAAGGGCTTCCAGGGCTTCCAGCGCTGCTAGCAAGTGCAGCGCTTGCTGTTCGGACAATTGGATGCGAATCATGCTGCGAGCTCCTTAGCAATGCGGTGCCATGCTGTCCACGTGATCGCCTGCACTTGCGCGGCATTGTAGGCGGTGCCCATAACTGCGTTGATCGTGCTAGCGGCGTTGCGATAATCGGACGCAATTGCAGCGTAAAGTTTGGGCGATATTTTAGGGGTCTTGGTCGTTGGGATTCTCTCGCCCTTCCATATGGCGAACGCGTGGCCATCAACGCATACGGAATCATCCCCAAGAATGCAACTATAAAAAGCCCTTACTTTGAGGCCGCCTAGTGCTTCCAGTGGCGCGATGCCTGACAATATCTGCAGCGCTTTTTGTTTGTTGCCATTGAACGTGCTTACTTTACACTGCGCGGCATCGTCGTAGCCACCCAAGGTATAGAGTCTGCAGATATTGTCGGCATCGATAATGTTTCGCTGCCATTTATTGTTGGGCGATAATGCTGCAATAACGCCGGCCACAGTATCAACCGGCAGACTGTAGGACTGCGCAATTGTCTCGCATGCCGCTAGCGCGTCAGGGTACCAACGGCTGCCATGCTGCAGTTCTGCAGGGTTAGCAGCAAAGAACACGGCCAGAATGTTGCCGTGTGAGAGGGTGAGTGTCATTGGAGAGGGAATGAGAGGGAATGAGAGGGAAGGGAAGGGAAGCGCTTAAAGGCCTGGCATGCGCACAAGCTTTTGTGGTTGGAATCTACCGGTAAAGATGCATGCTGCGGCTTGAAGTGCAATCTCACTAAACAACATCCACTTAATCTCTTTAGGGGCATGCTTTGCAGCATGCTCAAAAGTGGCAAGCTCACCGGCAAAGGTGGAATCTGCGCCAGTTACCACATGGTGCCAATCATGCACCGCGCGGAATTTGGCATTGGTGAAGCCTTCTAGGAAGGGATGAGAATTGTGCGCAATGCTGATTAGCAGATCGCCAGCGCTGCGCAGTGTGGCGAGCATCTCCGGCAGATCAACGTCAGAGGCGGTGAACCTTACTGGAACTGGAATCTGCCGGAATTCCGCATCGATCCAGGCATTCAGCATCGCGAGCTCGCGATCTGTGGGGATGACGGCTGCACCATTGATAAAGGCGCGCGCCAGCTTGCCAACAATGGAAGCGCTAGGCAGCAACGGCTCAATCGAGCGGCCAGGCTTGGCAGTAGTGGCATTCATCGGACTAGTTCAGAGAACACGCCCATATAAAGGGAATCCAGTGCCAAAAGCTAGTGCTGATCAGCCATAGTGATCGTTCAACCCTGGTTTGGCCACTTATAAGCGCCTACGCTTATCAGTGCCCGATCTGCAGCGGAATGAAAAGCCAGGCTTATCAGTGGAACGGCCTTTATCACGAGACGCGGCGAAAACGCCAACGGCTTAACGTATTGAAATATATATACTCAACGCTGAACAGTAGGCAACAGCTAACGCCGAACAGTAGGCAACAGCTAACGCGCAACGGTGAGGCTCACCTAGTAGCGCACAGTAGGGCTTACCTAGCGGCGCACGGTGAGGCTCACATAACGCGCAACAGTAGGGCTCACATAGGCTCAAGCAGTAGGGCTCACATAATGGCGCACAGTAGGGCTCACCTAGTACGGAACAGTAGGGCTCACTTAGCACGGAACAGCAGGGCTCACTTAGCGGCGCACAGAATCAGGCCAGTTAGCGTAGGCAACCGCGCGCAGCAGTTGGGCTCACCTAACTGCTGCGGAATCACGCCAGTAGGTGAGCAGAACTGGCACGCCACCAGTAGGCTACATTTAAGGTCGCCACCAGTAGGCTACATTTAGTGGGGCAAATCAGGCCGCCAGGCTATTTAGCACGAGATGCTAGAAATCTGGCGCGAAACGCTATTTAGCATGAGACGCTAGGAATCTAGTATTTAGCATGAGATGCTAGAAATTTAGCACGAGATGCTAAATGCTAAACATTTAGCGCCTGATGCTAAATGCGGCTATGCACATACCTTGATACGATCTTGGCCAGTTCCTTGATACGCCGCTGGCCAGTTCCAATTTTTTTACTGATAGAAAGCTGGCCGTGTCCAATTTTCTCATAAATACAAGACCAGCTAGTTCCAATTTTTATAGATACAAAGCTGGCCAATTTCTGCCAACCATAACCATCAAAAGCCGCCTTAAAGGCGGCTTCTTCGCTTTCAACAAGCCAACACTGTCCTGCCCTGCTCGTCAAAGCGAAACACTGCCCATTGCTGATAAAACCTGCCCAAGCGCTTCGCTTGTCTTTCTGTGATGCCATAAATGGCCCAACAAGGTTCTCGCCATCCTCCGTCAGGCGATTGCCCAATGATCTCCTCATGAGATGCGCCTAGTAGATCCAACCAGCCTTTCATTTCGCGGTGAAGAGCAGAGTCACGAGCAGAGTCAAAGGGCAGACTGTAGGGGCAGCAAGCAGAAATGACAAAACAAGGCAAAGAAGAAGGCTTCCATGGGGAGCCTGAAGGAGAGACAATAATGGCGCTTTCAAAGGCCTGCCGAAGCTTTTTGTTCAACTAAAGTCTCCAATGATGTAGTCAAAAGGTCCTTCACCATGGCCAATGCAATGCCCTGCAAGTAAAACATGCCTGGCAAGACCGTAAGGCCCTATCTCTGCATAGTTATCCCTTAGCCATTTCTTGTCGAAAAGCCTACCGGGCTTGCCGCTCCTGTCCCAAGCAATAGAGAAGAACTTTACATTGTCAACAAAGTCTCCATATTCATCTCTTATTTCATAGTCATGATCTTTCGTTAAATAATCAATGCGGCTCCATAGCTGCTGCCAATTACTAATGCCATCTTCTGGATATACGTGGAGGCCAAAGCACCAGCCGTAAGAGCTTTTACCAAGATGCAAAGGAGGCTCTTCTTCTTTGCCGCAATGAGGGCATTTAGGAGCGTGAAGATAGTAGTTGCAGCCCATTACTTTACTGCCTCCTGAAGCCTCTTCCACATCCATTGCTCCTTAGTGTCAGGGCGCATCAGCTCATAGCCTTCATGATCAATGATGGCATCACCAGCGCTGTCTATGTGGCCTTCAACATCCCTGCGCCAGATGCCCTTACAGGAGCCTTGCTGGTCAAAGATGGCAATAGTGTCCTCCCGGTCCTCCATGGCAAGCCTGACGTGGAAGAGAAGGTCTCTCAAGCGGGCCGCTTGGTAGCGGCCCTTGCTAGGAGGGAAATACGGGCCGTTGTCTTGATAAGTGGAAATGGTCAGCATGGTTCAAAAAGCAGAACGGTCGAGAATGGTTTCAGGCTCTTCTTCAACCTCATGGACAATTTCTTTGAGCTGATCAATAACACAACGAATAGCGTAGGCAGCTCCTGGCCCCACATTGTCTAATGCTTCGTCCATAGTCCTAATTTCATCATGCACTTCTTGAATGGTTTCAAAAGTCTTAAGGGCGTAAGGTACGCCCCATTCATCATCAACAATGAGAGAATAAGGCATGATCAAAGCTCCTTGTCTTGTTCAATGTAATTAGCAATATCTTCAAAGCTTGCATCATAATTGTCGTTGTGATCAGTGGCCCTGTCATGCAAAATTGTGGGATTGGGCACGTCAAGGCCGGCCCATTTTTGTACTGAACGAGGAAGCACTCCCCCTTCTGTTTCAAAGTTCCACAGATAAACGCTTTCTTGATTCCATTGAAGACCATGCTCTTTGATATAGAGATCAGTGAGCACGCCTAAGCAACAGAATTTGCCGCAATGGTAAAGACTTTCTTTACCTTGCTGGTACTCTCCAGAGCGAAGAGCTTCTATCCAGCGTTGCTTGATTTCTTGGTTCATCATGATTCAGTCCTCAATAATGCGAAAATCAGGGTCGTTGTTGCGTTGTATCCATCTGCATTGATTTAATTCAGGCCACACTACGAAAAGCTTATCGTGATGATCCTGTTCAACAATGGCAGTGGTGAGTTTAGTGCCGATGCGTGATTTGCCTTTCTTTGAAAGAGCAATAATGTTGATTGCTTTCATTGTTTTATAGAGGGGAGCGGGCCGCTTGTGGCGGCCCTTGTGCGAATCAGGCGGCTTGCATTGACCATTGCTTGTCCATCCAACGCTGGCGATCATCAGCGCTTTCAAAGAGAGCAACGGGCTCATCGCTGTTGGGCTTGGTGCAGAAAAACTTGCTGGTGAGCAGTTTGCTGGTGCGAGCATCGCGGAAGTCTGCTGTCCAGAGCCAGAAGCCCTGGCAAGAAGCAACAAGCTTCACGCGTCGCTCAGTGCCCTTAGGAGCGCAGGAACGCCACCACTGCCCCTGCGTGGGGGAGAAGGCAGCCATGGTGAAGATAAGACGGTCAGTCATTGGAAGAAGAAAGGAGGGGCTCGCGCCTCGTTGGAACAACAATACAGCATGAAGGCCCCTTGAAAGGGGCCTGTTACAAAGCTTCACACAAGCTCAATCCGATCAATGGCGAAATCGGGGTGGAGCTGCTGGCAGACGGAACGGGCCTGGTCAGCAGAGAAAGCGATGTAGGCAAGCGCGTCATAACGCTGGTTTCTACGGCAGAAACCATGGCATACGAACTTACGCTCTACAGGCTCAATGGTTTTGATGATGTAGTGAGGGCGGGAATCTGCTACGTGCTGCGTGGCCTGCTCCGGAGAGGCAGCATCAATGAGAAGCTCGCACTGGCCACCATTGCGGGAGTTGGTGCAGAGGATGGAATAGGAAGTCATTGGTCTTGAGAAGGAGAGGCTCGCGCCTCGGAACAAAGGAATAATACAGAAGAAAGGGGGCCAGAAGCCCCCTGTTCATGAATCGTTACAAAGCTCAGGCTTGTTGGATCAGGGTCACCCAATAGCAATCAGGAGCTTCTTCATCTTGGTAGGAATGCACTAGTCCCTTGCTGATCAGAGCGCCCAGCACGCCAGCGCAGGTGTGACTATTGTTGAATGGGTCGAGTTCATGAAGCCAGCCGCAGCCAGGCTCATCCATGCCTTCTTGGATGGAGCTGTAGAGAAGCTGTTCTTTGTCGGTGAGGGTCATTGATCTTGGAAAGGAGAGGCTCGCGCCTCAATGAACCAACAATACAGTCTGGAGGGCCTGCAATGCCCGTCTGTTACAAAGCTTCATAAAGAGGAGAGGGCTGCGGGGGCAGCCCTTGGCTGAGCTAGGCCAAGCTTCACGAGGCAAGGCTTTAACGACACTCAGTTGCCGGTAACGCTCCAATGAAGAAAAATTGGGCGAAGCGATACTATCACATTTGATCGCAGATGCCCATCAACACTTCACCCACATATTTCCTTGCTGCTTCAATGTGACCAAAGGCTTCGGAGCGTTCATCGCGGGCCTGATAGTAAGCATCAGGGCCTTGTGGATAGAAATCTCGCCCGTTACACGTTGTAGAAGCAAAAGCTTCTAGGGCTTTGGTGAGCGCATCGTAAGCAGCAGCGTATTCATCGCGGAGAGTGGTCTTGCCAGTGCCGTTGAGATGAAGAGTGGGAACAGTTGCCATTAGGGAGGTTGCGGAAAGTGAGGAGGGTAAGGAGGGCTCAGCCGTGGATGATGCTGTTGAAATATTGTTCGGCCTCCCATTTCCGATCAAAAAGGCCGTAGCTCGTGTCGTGAAGCTGGAATTCAGTGATGCGTTCCCAGCCATAAGCTTCCCACTTCGTGGAACCATCTGCGCAGAGGAAAGGGCGAATGCCGTAGCCGCTGTGCTGTGCCTGACGGTCAGCTTCGAGACGGGCCTCGTAGGAAGGATAGTGATTCATTGATTCGGAGGGGCATCGCTGCCTGAACTGAGAGAACAATACAGCAGAAAGGCCCTGTTTCCAGGGCCTGTTACAAAACTTTACGAAGCGTGGAGGCTTTCAATGCGAAAGGGACCAAGGCGGCCTATTCTTAATGCTTTTTCCTTGACAAATTGCTGACTGTTGGTTTTAGTGTTTTTAATTTTGTATAAACCAGTTTCAGGAATGGCCTTGACAATAATATACTCCCCCCTCCATTGTTTAAAGCCAAAGTCATACAAATCGACAATAGTGCCAACGGAGAATTTCATGAGGACAATAGACGCTTGATGTCGCGCTCTACATTCTTCAATGCTCGCCAATCAGTGCAGCTTGTGCTGCAAACAAGAGTCTTGCCAGAAGAATGCTTAAACACATAATGTTTGTTCTTTCTGTGAAGAACAAAGCCATGTTGTTTAACAAGCTCAAACAATGCGCGTCTATTATCCTTTAATGCCATTATAAAAAGCGCCAGATATCGTCTTGCATGCTGTCAGCAAGCGTTAGGAAGAAAGCTTTTGTACGCTTATTTGGTTGACTTGCTGGGGCATACTGAGGGGCTTTATGAACAAGGGCCAGAAGCTTAGAGCGAGCAGCAGCGCGATCATCACGAGAATAGCTTGACAAAGAATAGCCAGAGTCCTGCACCATGCGAGCAATGGCACGTTGGGAGCGAGTGAGAAAGGGAGTGTAAGTCATTGTTCGTCAGAGAGTTGTTCAAGAGCGCGGCGAACAACGTTAGCAACATCTGCTGCTATACGATAATCAGCAACAGCCGTGTCAATGGCTAACAGTGCTTGCTTCTTCAAGCTTGGCGGCTTGGGGTGGCGGGCGGCGCGGAGTCTGCTGATGGCTGTTCCGTAACCATTGAGCATCAGCCACTCACAGCACGCCTGTAGCTCCTGGTCTGCGCCCGTTCGATATGCAAGCCTGGCAACTTCACCAGCGATGAAACCAGTCGATTCTGCGGGGTGCAACCGCTTGGCCTCAGCGAGCCACTCGGCAAACAGCTCAGGCGGTGGAGTTATGGGATGATTGCAATCATTAGAAATGTTCATTGATCAAAAGACGAGGGTTTGACCGTTAGCTTTGATGCTCAACACGCGCTCACAATCAAACGAGCGCCATGCACCTTCGCCTGCAGTGCGGGCAATAGTGAAATCACGACAGCGAATGATCGACGGCTTCTTTACGGCAGTGCCAGTGCCTTTAATTTCTTTGGTGTCGCGAGGATTAAAGCAAAGGCTACGAACAGAACCGTCTGCTTTTACAAAACGCACGTTCACAATGCTACTGCCAGCATTGAAGATGAAGCTTTTAATTTTGTCAGTTTTAGTCATTGGAGGAGCCATCGCTGGCAAAGGACTAGAGAAGGAAAGAGGCCCCCGAAGGGGCCGTCCCGCGTTCCCGAGGGAACAATAGAGCTACTGCACGGCGTTGTCAAGGGGATCAACTGGGAAGCCGTTGGCAATGCGGCAATAGCGTTCTGGGTGGAGCTTTAGGCATTTTGTCAAGCCCTCTTGGTTTGGCATTGCTTGAGGAGCAGCCACCAGAGCAAAGGCACCAAGCCCAAGGGCGCAGGTGACAAGCATGAAAGAAGCAAGGTTTTTAGCCATGATTTCAGAGGCGAGCGATACAGACGCGGGCAGTGCCTTGGCTGGGTGAAGCAATCTTTGAGAAGCTGCCATAGGACAAATCGATCATGCGTCCCCCGTAGTATGGGCCGCGATCAAGGATGGTCACCACAGTCTGCTTTCCATTGTCACGGTTCGTTACAAGGAGGCGTGTGCCAAATGGAAGCGATGGGTGGGCGGCAATGGAGCCGTAGGCATTAAATCGAGCACCACTAGCGGTGCGCTGTCCGTCGTAACCATCTCCAATGCCATAGTGCGAGGCGGTGCCGCATTGCCTTGCATGAGCAGGCGTTGGGAAAAAGGGAGCGAGGAGCAGAAGAGAAAGAAGAAATCGTGAAAGCATCAAGCTGGTGAAAAGAACTAGAGAGGCCCATCGCCATCGCTGACGACAGTCTTACCATTGTGCCATGGCTGTCAAGGGGCTTGCTGGGTGCTATGCTTTGAAAGCAGTCGGTTCTAGCGGCTTAATTGCTGCTCCTGTCGTAAGGCGGGCCGTGAGGGTGAACGGGCATAGGCAGTGTGGGTGATGCCGTATGGCTTCGCCAAGGAGCTAGTCATTCTCCTGAGAGGCACACTGCCCTTCTAGGCGAGGAGATTTCCCCTAGTTGTTTTTGTTCATCGGAGGCTGCGCAAGGGAGGGAGGGCGAAAGCCCTCCTTTCTTTGTGCCTATACACAGCCAGCCGACAGTAGGCTATACAGGATCAGCCGATTTTCCATGGAAAAGAAACTGTCTAAAGAGCAAGAGCGTGAACGCCTTGCACGATGGCTAGGAAAAGGAGAAGTTTATATTCCACCGAGCGAAGAAGTTTATGATCCTCGCAATGAAGATGATTTTGATACGTGGTCTGTAGGCATGGAGCCTATTCCTGGCGATCATACGTGGGCAAAAGAAAAGGCTCCTGATGGAGCCTTTTGATTAGACATTAGCGAAGGTGGCTATTGAGATTCAAGCTCATCAGCGATAGCGAGGAGTTTTTCACGGACGGGATCATACTTTTCGTATTGAAGTATTTTCCCGTCGGTCCACACGTCCTCATAATTAAGGGGCGCCACTTGATCTGCAGCGGCTCGCAGGGTAGCGGCAGCGATCCATCGAGATTCATTGAGGCAATCATCTGAGCCATAGGATTGGGCACCATGAGCGGCATCCAGCACTGCCTGCGCGGCGGAGGAGAGTTTAGTCATCAGGGTGTTCTTCCGCAAGCGGTAGTGAGGGACCAAGGCTTTCAAGCCAACACAACATGCACCAATGACCTTCGTAGCTTTCGATGTTGCTGCTGATGTGGTACTCATGCGTACCATGCTTGGGACACACAATTTGCTTTTGAGAAATCTTCAGATTCAAGAAATCAGTCATTGAGTTGCTCAAGTGCGCGATGGATGATGTCGATATCTTCAGGCTCAAGCTCCATGCGTCCGTCCAATGTGTAGCCAGCTTCGAGAAACACTTGCATAGCCTGCTGCTTCAAGCTCGGTGGCTTGGGTCGACGTGCGGCAAGAAGTGCTTGATGTTCATACTCGTGACCTTCTAACTTCAGCCATTCACAGCACGCCTCCAGCTCTTGGTCGCTGCCCCAGCGGGCGGCTTGAGTGGCAACGTGGTCAGCGGCAAGTCCGCGTTCGTACTCTTCGCTTAACCACTGTCGCACCAACTCAGGCGGTGGGACGATAGGGAAAGAATGATTTTCAGTCATTTTCAATACCAATAGCCTGTTTGTTTGCATAATCACTGTGCAAATATTGCCAGCGAAGAAGCGATGGAATGGAAGCTGGTTCAACGCCCATGTCTTCCAGCAGAAGTTCAAACCATTCTGCCATTGCGTCAATTACTTCCACCACCTGCTGATCATCGGCCCTCTTGTTAAGAGCCTCTCCCAGCATTTCTTGAAGCTTCGTGAATTGGCTCATAATTAAATGCCAGTGGCAGCACGGTAAAGTTTAAGGCACATATCCTCATGCTTTTGTTTCCATAGCTCTAAACGACCCTCCAGTTGCTGGAGAGAAAGCTGTCTGTTTAAGCGTTGAGGGCGTTCCCAGTCAAGCTCAGGATCGTTGTCGTAATCACCATCAGTAAAGAAGGCCATGCTCACAAAGCTCCTTCTTTGACGGCACGTGCATAAGAAAGCAAATATTCTTCCAGATCTGCGCCAGTAGGAGCTTCTTCGACAAGGGCTTCATGGTCTTTCTTGTGGTGCTGCAGGGCTGCTTCAAATACGTGGCGAATAACATCAAGAGCAAATTGTTGCACAGCATTAGGCTCTTCGTCAGAAGCCTTTTCTAATGTGCAGATAAATTCTTGTAGTTCTTGAAGGCTGATATTGACATTGACCATGGGAGAGCCGAGGCTCATCACAAGATTGTTGCCATGAAAGGCGCTAATACCGCCTTCTTCGCCTAACCAATGATAGAACCTTGTAGTCATTGCTTTAAAGAGAAAGGGCATGCAAGCTCTCGCCCGCATGCCCAGTAGTATGCCGCCTTCAGCAGGGCAGGTCAAGCGTTGTAACAATTCTTAACAGAGCCTGCCTTCTCCCTCAGTTCAAGCGTGGTGCGATACGCAGCCTTATGGCTTGGCAATGGCCTGTCACGCCATTTGGTGGCAATGCAGTGGCAAGCGCCCATAGGCTCTAGCACAACATGCCTGTTAGTCCTGTCAAGCAGAATTTGCAAGGCCTGGCGCTTCCGCTTGGAAAGATTAGGCTCAGGCTCTTCAATGCCCACCCTTGCATAGTCTGCCAGCTCAGACAGATCGTCCAGCAAGTTGGTCGTTATCACGAAATGACGACCGCGATGCTGTGCTTTAGACCATGCAGGATGCACGTTTTCTGCCGCTAGAGCCTTGGCATCTTCTTGAAGCTCAGGAGGAAGCACAATGTGAACTGTGGGGGCCAGTGGTGTGCCTTCAACAATGAAGGAAGGCTGGTGCGTGTCCATGAAGAATCAATGGAAAAGGAATTCACGGCTTTTGAAGATAATCAATGTATTGCCCCATGTGCGACGCGGGAGCAATGCTTGAGCACCTAAGCTATTTTGCCAACTAATAGAAAGCGGGCCGAACCACATTGTTCCCCAGTCGCTTGTGCAAATTAAACCAATGAAATCATTCATTGCAATTCCTCGGGAAGGTCTTCAGGAAGAGGCTTGATTTCTTCAATCAAAGCAATTTTAATGTCGGGGCGCATTGCAAGCATAAAATGTTCAGCTTGTTTAGGAGACATTGCGCCCAAAGCAATAGTTTTACCTTCGGAAGTAGTTATCTTCCAAGTGCGACATGGAGTCATAAACAATCTTCCTCGATGTGTTCAAGAATGGCTTGAGAGAGTTCCTCTTCCAGCATAATTTTCCAATCTTGATCACCGCCGAGACTTCCCACTTCACAAACAAGATGAAGAGAGTCTGAAATACGAGTGGCATCCATCATGCAAGCCACTGCTTCTGGCATTTGACCAGTGCCAAACAGATCTTCTGCTGCCTCCGTATGGGCTTCAAACCATTTACCCAGACAGTAAAGCGCCACTTGCCTGTAGGTCTCATCTCCATAGCGCTCTAGGAGCTTGTCGATGCTCTGGTGGAGCTTAGGCGGAATACCTACAGTGCCATGATCAGCAAGGTGGGGAGCAATGGAAGCGGAGATGGCATCACGCTTATTTTGCTTGGCTGCAGCAGCCTCTCGCAGAAAAGCTTCGGCAGTGGAAAAGGTGAAATCAGACAAGAGAGGAAGGCAACGATGACAGTGTGCCTACGCTAGCGGCGTTTGTCAATAGTCGTCTTTATTAATTGTTTGTAAAGGAATGGTTTCAGGCCATTCTTCTTTTTCTGGCTCTGCATCAAAACTTACTTCCGCCGATGCAGGCAAGGAGTTCTTCCTGCGTTCTTCAGTGGCAGTGGCTTCTTTTTCTTTTGCGATGGTGGTGGAAAGATCCTTCAGGAATTTCCTGTAGGAATTGTCTTGTTGTGATTCTTGTTTGATCTCATTGAGACCGAGCAGTTTCGCTTGCTCAACCAGGGAGTTCTTTGCCACATTGAGAAACGATGCGTCGCCAGCACTTTCTTCGATTTTGATCATCTCCTTGCTTCCATCATCGCCACCTTCCATCATTGTTATCACGCGCTTCCTTTTGCTCTTTTCAAAGCTATCCAGAGCCAGGTCTTTCAAGTCCATTTGCTCTTTCAAAAGACGTGCCCTGTGCACGTCTTGGTTCTTGAGAATTTCTTCAGTGTATAGTTGCCTATTGAAATGTCTATCTCCATTGACTGTTTCTTTGCTTAGCTTTAGAACATTTGCTATTTGACGATTACTCATCTTTGCAGCAAGAAGCTCTTGCACCATCCATCGCCTAAGACCAAGCATTTCTTTTGAATAGCCAGCAGCGCCATTGCCACCATTCACTTTTGTTTCCCTTACGGCCTCAAACTGAGTTAAACTGACGCCTGCTTTTTTCAATGCATTGGCAGCATATTCAAGCTCTTCTTCTGGTGAGGTAAATTCAATCTCAGGCTTAGCCATTACTTAGCTCTATTCTCTAACGAATTGTATCTCCTTTTCCATGGAGAGAACGGACAAAAAGCTCAGTGAAACGTTCCATTTTTGCAGTGGCAATGCTTGCTGGGTAGCCATCAATGGCTTCTTTCAAACTGCACAGCTCTTGCCATTCTTCTTGCGAAAGCTCTTCTTCTGACGATGCAGGGAAAATGGTCATAGCAAAAGGGGCGCCCAAAGCGCCCCGTTCTAGAAGATCAATGATACTGCCAGAAGACTTGATCCATCAAGGCATCTAGCTCAACTAGGCGCTTGGGACAATATTTCCTTACAAACTCCTCCATTTCTCCATGGAAGGAACTGACAATTTCCGCATAGGCAGCATCAAGCCCAGCAGGAATTAGCTCTTCGTCTGTTTCACGACGATAGGCAACTGCCATGCAGGATTTAGGACTCTCACAATATTCGTTTTTCATTGCCTTTTCATTCTGCATCGCTCTGCTCCCGAGCAGCAAAACCACTATCAATCAGCTTTTCAATTTCATGCAGGCTAGAGCGCCAGTGGCGCTCTCCATTGTTATCCCGTGCTCCATAAAGCGTACGGGCCGCTGGTTGCGGCCCTTTCCTAGGAGAAGAAAAACCATAGTGAACAATAGGCAAAATTTCAGTGCCGTTATGTTCAAGCAAGGGCAAGTGATCTACTGCTCGTGGAGCGTTAAGCATTGTTCAGGATTTTATCCTTGAGAATGCTAGGGAGAGTTTTGTTCATTGAAGGCTTCTTTGCCTTGTGTAATGAACGTTTCGCCCTTGGGGGCTCCACTCTGGCTTGAGCGGCATTGCGGAGATGCCTGGTCTTGTGCAGGCTTTTGTTCTTTTTAGGGAATCTTGGCCTACTGGACTGAACGCTCCGCCCTTGGGGGGCTCCGCTCTGGCTGGTGGCCATGCCTGAGGAGGCTGGAGAGTCGAGCACTGGATTTTTGGGTGCGCTCGGGACTTTCCGTAACCAGTCTATGCACAGCCGCCAAATTTTTACAAGCGGGCCAGTCGTAAAAGCGTCACAGCACAAAAAAGCGGCCCTCAGGCCGCCTGCTCATTCTTCGTCGTCGTCTTCTTCTGCTGCAATCTCCGCTTGCATCTCAGCAAAGAATCGTTCAATTTCAGCTTCAGTCTCAAGAACAAGCGGCGCTACGGGCGCTGCGCTCTCGCTATTGTCCCAAATGATTTTCATGGTTCAAACCATTCTTTCCTCCATCGTACTAAAAAAGCTAAACTATTGAAAGCTGCTCGCTACGGTAAGCAGCGGGGAGGCTGTGCAATAGAGCCTCCCTCCTATTGCGAGAGAGTTAGAACCAATCCTCCTGGTCTTCCTTTTCGGGAAGATTTTCATTGGGAACAATGGAAACAGGTGGAATAATTGGTAGCTCTTCCTTATCGGGAACAATATTCTGCTCTTCATTGGGAGAACTAAAATTCAGATCGGGGCCTTGGTAGTCCCATGAGTGGTACATACGTGTGCGTTCATCGTGAGGGCCAACGATGAAGCTGCTAGTAATAAGCCCTTGACGGCGTGCCATCTCCAAAAGCTTGCCCGTGGTGACATTTTCATTCATGCCAGTTCCCAGCGAAACCTGCTGCTTGCTGAACCGCTCATGCGGACGCATATTCACATAGTTTGCCACGCGATCAAGTTCAGCAATGGAATTACCAAGCGGGCCAGCGTAGTCCCATCCATAGTTCACGGCATTGCGTTTCAGAACGTGCTTGCCAGCCAAGCCGCTCCTGCTCTTCACCCATTCAAGGACAAACTGGTTTTGATCAAAATTGCCCTCTTGGCGATAGAGCTTCACCACTTCACTTACGTTGTCAACAAAGCTAGAGCTATCACGAAGTCCGCCTTGACGGTTTAAGTGGTGAAGAATGACGATAGAGCATTTGTAAACATTGGCCATGTCGCGCAATGCATAAAGAGAATCGCCCGCATTACTCTTGATGAGATCAACATTCATGCCAGCGAAACATGCAGTGAGCGAGTCAATGACGACAAACACTGGGCGGTGCTTTTTAATGAAACGCTCAAGCTGTTGCATATGAGCAAAGCGCCAGGTTTCCCAGAAGGAAATCATGCCAGGCTGAATGTTGGCTTCTTGGTAGCCAATGATGGAAAGCTTCTCCTTTGTGTCTGACAATGGTTCGTCAGCAGAGATGAGCAGGCATTTGCCAGGCAAGCAACGCCGCCCAGACCATGATGAGCCAGTGGCCACGCCAAGAGCCCAGTTGTAAACCAAGCTTGTCTTTCCTGTCCCGCCCTGCGCAGCAAGGAGAGTGACGCTACCAAGCGGAACGATGCCAGCAATCAGCCATTCACGAACGGAATCATCATCAATTAATTGCAGCACGTCAATAGTCTCGATTTCTTCCTTGCCAAACAAACGAGAACGTGCCTCGTCAATCATCTTGTCAATATTTGCTTGCGCCATCTTCACGCCATGAGCTTCTAGCCATTTAGAAGCTTCAAACGCCACGCGAGCATCATTATCAAACAGTCCGACCATACGCTCGAAGGTGCCAATGATTTCCTCGTAGGAAGGAAGGCCATCTTTGCCTTCATGGCGATCCTTTGAAACAATGGAGGAAAGGATAAGTTCTTGATCTGCACCATCATCAAGCCAGTCAGCTAAGTCATAGCCTCCGTTCTGAGGCAGACTGTCCCATTCAAAATTGCCAGGATCGGCATAAAGCCATTGCGCCCCAGGATTATCTGATGCCACTTCCCGCATGAGGGCAATGCCAGGCTCATCACGATCAGGGCATAGAACAATCTTCTTGCCGCGAAATAATAGGGAGTAGTCGCCGTTGGCCCGATACTGACCGCTGCCACCAAGGAAGGTGACCGAGGGAATCCCGATCTCCCATAGCCTGTCACAGGTGAGTTCCCCTTCAACAATGAAGATGGGAAGTCCAGTCACCTGTGAAGCAGTCAGAGCTTCATCAAAGCGATAAGGAAGAATGGTGCTTCTTATTTCATCAATGTATGCTTTACGTTGATGCGTGCCTTGAGGCACCGAAGGATAGCTTTGTTTAATTGTTTTCTTGCCACTTGCATCATCACGATGCACGTTAATAGTAGTTTCGCCTTGCCTATTTTTGTACGGGAAAGTGTAAGATTGTGGTTCACGAAGAGGGCGCTCCCAACGATCAAGCGGAGCAAGGATGTTGCGAATTTCGGCGCGGTGCTTTGCTGAATCATCATTGAAACAGTTGTAGGCACCATTGTTGGTGTTGATGGAGAGGTCATTGCCTCCGCATGCTGGACAGATGTATTTCCCTGGATGATCGCTTGTCTCAAGCTTCTCAATGTGGTCCAGGATGGAGAATGCCATGGAGGGGAGTGGGAATGCCTCCGTTGTAGCAAGGAAATCAAGAAGCAACAGACTTATAAGCTAAAACCATGCGAGACGGGAGAAACGATAAGCAGCGACAATGCTTTAGATGGTTGGCAAGGCTGAAAACTATGGCTAGTCTGGCCATGTTCCCGATGCCTCTCGTCAATGGAACTACTTCTGGCCGCCATCATCGGCATTTCTTTTGCCTACCTCGTTGTCTCCGTGATGTATGACGAATAGTAACAAAGAACTGAAGAAGGGCAGGCATTTCAGCTTGACTGACACTGCCTACGCCCATCTTGGCAACATCGCCCACGAAGCTCGATTGAGCCTCAGCGAAACCCTAGAGCGCCTCGTTCGCTCTACGCCCATCTGGGAAGGTAGTGCCACCTTGGCAAACGGCGCCTTCGATCTCATCGAAGACTATTCCACGTCCCTTGAAACTGATTTCAATGAAAGTTTCCCAGCTTAAACTTGCTTGCGAAGAATTTCTTCTTGACCATGGTGATCAGGAAGTGAGGCTTCTATGGGAACAAGGGGCCATTGATGAAGGCTTCGATCCTAAATACTATGAGCTTCCCACTGACATTCGTGCAGTTGCAGATTGGCCGCTGCCTGGCAAGAGCATCATCACCAAGAACGAAGGCTCTGAAATTACCATGCATTTCGTCATTATGTACGGCGAATATGCATGTCTTCCGCAATCCAAGCAATGAACAAGCCTGATCTCACGACAAGCGAACTTGCTGCAAGGCTTAAAAAGCTTGATTTTGCCATTGTCCATCGGTTCGACGAATTTGCTTCTGACACTGGCGTTGACATCGCTGAATTGCGCATTGAATATGACTATGACAATGATCAATTTGTCATGGACTATCGCCTTGTATTCCCAGAAGAATGAACCATTCTTTTATGCTCTACTCCCCGTCTGATTTTTCTTCCATGGACCCTGCCAAACAAGCCGCAATGGACCGTTACAACGGCATCTTCTCCCCTCTGGAGATCAGCGCTGAAGCCTTCAAGGCTGCTTACGATACGCCTGACATCGGGCCTCACATCGAGAAGGACTACAAGGGCTTGTCCTATCTGTCCTGGCCTTTTGCCTATCGCTATTTGAAGGAGCATTTCCCTACGTATTTTGTCGCCTTTGAAGAGAAGACCGTTGGCGAAGTAGTGTTTGGCACACCAGGCGCCTACTATCTCCGCCCCTACCTCACTGATGGCTGCCGCCGTACTGTTGCCTTGATCTTCCCGATCATGGACAGGAAGCATAATTCCATTAAGGAGCTTGATGGTCGTGCCATCTCTGACAACTGCCAGCGTGCTGCTGTAAAGGCTATTGCCACTTTCACTGGTCTTGGCCTGCGTCTCTATGCAGGTGAAGACATCCCTAAAGAAGATGAAAAAGGAACGCCCAAACTCCCGCTCCAACAGGAAGCTCCGAAGCAAACTACGCGGGCAAACAAGGCGCCAACGGGAACTAAAGCTCCTTCTGAGCCTGCTGGAGAAGGAGGGAATGCTCCCACCGCTGCGGCAGGGACCAGTGATGAAGCATTTGATGCCAAAACTGCCCTGACCACCATTTGCAAAGCCAATCCATTTGGTTATGCCGATGAGAAGAACAGCATGGCTCTTGGTAAGGCTGCGCTGGAAGCTATCGG